CTCTTCTTTGTTGATGTCTTGATAAACAGCTTGCTGATAAACGTAATCACTAAACGGCATAAAGCTGATACCAGACACCTCATCAAAGTGTTCGTACACCCAAGAGCCTACGTCCATCCACTCATGCTCTTTAACAGTGATAGTGACAGAGGGCTTATGCTCACACCAGTGTCGCTGATACGTCAGCCACAACTCAAGCTGTTCAATAGCTGTCATGTCATTACGGCATACGGCACCTGTTGGTGCTTTCATAGGAAAGCTGAAGACAGTTGTGCTGTCAGGTTTTGTAACATCAGGCTCTGCTGGTATTCCCTGCGAAATCATAAACTGCGTAACTGGGTCTTTGTTGTCGGCACGTACCGTACGAATGTAGTAAGGATTGTGACGAGCATGAATACCAGACGCGCTGTCCACAAGCTGTGACACTGTACCAGATGGTTTGACACAGGTGATGGCTACCGACTGTGGGATTCCTAATTGTTCAGCCATAGATGCGTTAGTTGCTACAGCCTGTTCTTTTAGTGCATTCAGCGTGGCACCAATGTTCATGCCAAGATGTGCTGACTTGCCAGATGTCATAGCATTGTCCATGATACCTGTCAGTGATACACCCAGCAACCGTTCTTCCTCTGTGTTTGTCCTCCATATCTTACGCAGATATTTGAAGTCAGTCAGGGTGGATTGGAACGTACCCAAGATAGTCGCCAAGCGCACCTTCTCTGTTAGCGTCTGCTGTGTATCAGATGCACGAACAACAACCTCAGACAGATTACAGAATTGATAAGGGCGAAGAATAATCTCACTACAAGGATTTGTACCGAAGTCTTGTTCAGTATCCCTGCGACCATTCTTTGCTGCTTGTTTCTGTGCAGACTGACGATTGAAGATACCACGCTCACCAGAGCCTGACTCGTACAGTGACAACCACTCACGCATGAACGTACCCATCTGTGGTTTTTCTTTGTAGGCTACGCTGTTGTTAGCCAATGCACGTTGGCCCTCACGATAGATGTTCTTCTGTGGCTCATCCCACCACTGTCCTGATTTTGCGTGGGCCATCTGGTCATCATTAAGATTGGACAGGCTGATGAGGGCAGAGCGACGTACACCACCAACAACCACAACCTCACCAATTTTACACATGATGTCATGGCATTCGATAGGATACAGACGACGCCCTGCTGCACCTTTGAACTTCTTAATGCAGAAATTAAAAAGGTTCTCAAGTGGGGCTGGGCCACTAGCACGACCACCAAACGTCTTTAGACGCGCACCAGCAGGACGCACCTCGCTAGTATCCCACTTTGGGATTTGCCCTGCATACAGGAGCGAGATTAATTCACGCAGGGATTTGGCCCAGCCCGGCCTAGAATCGCCAACCTTGATGACAGTATCTGTCTCATGCATATCTTCGTTGACGATGGGCAGCTTCTCTATGTTATGTCTTTCTACAGAGAAGCCTACACCAGTGCCACACATGAGGATATACATTGTCTCGTCAAATGCACGAGGGCTATCCACAGGTACGTAAGAGCAATTATAACCACCGACGTGACAACGGTCAAGCGCGGGACCGGCAGTCATCAATGCTCTCATGCTTGGCATGATGTCTTGGTTAAGCACAGCCTCTTCAAGTTCTGCGCGTAATTCATCGGACATGGCGTAGCTGTATTTGTTGGTAAGGTGGTTCTCCATGTAGTCGAAGTACCTAGCCACAGTTTCACCCCATGTCTCTCTTCGTTGTTCGTCTTCAATCCACCTTGCGTAACGCGAGGTAGCAATAAATGTTTGATAGTCAGTAGGTAGATAATTGTTCATGTCTCACTCCATGTTTATTTTCATATGTCTAATTTCCATGCCAGGTAATTCGTGAAAGTAATCTTCTAAACTTTCCTGTATTTCTTCCGTTGGGTTTTCGTCTGCTGGCATAGTATATTCTTCGGGGTCTATATCCAACGAAAGGTAAATCTTAACTCTCATCGTAGCAACCTTCTACTTCCTCTATTAGCTTGGTTAGATACCACTGCGCCTTCTTCAAGTCCTCTGTACCATTCTTGTAGCGATAACGCCATACATACTTCATAATGTTACCCTGAAGATAGTATTCATAGCCGTCGCCTGTTGCAGCACTAATAGCTTCAATGCACTCAATTCCAGCTTTATTATAGTGAGGTGGGCTGTTTACCATATCGCTTTTCTTGCCTAACTCTTTAGTATAAAACTCGTCCATGAGTCTATCCTCATCTGCTTTTAGTTTCATAAAGGCTTCATGTCGCATTATGCTTCTCCCTTTGTCTTTGTTGAAAAAGAAAGATGAACCACGTTATCATCATCATCATCTCGTTTGATTATAACTTCTTGTTCCTCTTCGTTGTCTGTCAGCGTCATTAGTTCGCCTACATACTCTTCACAGTATTTGTATATCTGTTCACGTACATACTCATCCTGCTCCATCACTGGAAGAGATGATAACAACATTTTAACAAACAATTCCATACCACGATATACTTCTTCTGTCAACTCATTATTCTCAGAAGTTATAACTGATACTTCTGCATCCCCTGACCATTCACCTTTTGCTGTATAGGTAGGGCGTATTCTAATCAAAAAGTCTTCATCTTCTACTGCTCTTGCCACGATAAACTCCTTTCTTTTTCTCGCCCTTGAATGGTATAAACTTGGGATGTTTATTCTTTCCTTTTTCTTTCAACCAATCTTCAGGAATAATTCTATCATAATATTTAAAGTTGTATTTTATACACCATTCTGCATAAGATGATTTAGCACCTTTGCGTAGCTTACGCCTACTATTCTCAAACACAAAACGAATGTCCAGTTGTGGGTGTTGCTTGCTTATGGCAATGTGCTTCCTCCTATCAGCAGCCGTAAACATACCCTTTGTTTCAATGATGATGCCATTGTGCAGCACGAAGTCAGGTGTATAGGTTCTGTATGCTAAGTCTTCCCACTCAATCTTTACAGCTTCGTAAAGAAACTTTATCTTTAGCTGTGTTAGTTTTTCGGAGACTGATTGTTCCAGACCACTACGATACCCATTCTTTCGTGCTGCCCTATATGCTTTACCGTTAAACACTACAGTGCGCGACCACGCCAGAAGTCAAGGGGTTCACGATACCCAATAGCCCTCAACTCTTCCCGAAGAACTTTGTCTGCTTCATTACGTGCCTCAATAGCTGCACGAACCCCAGCAGTTTTTCGTTCACGATATTCCTTACGCAAGTTGCTAAGTTTCTGTTCAGTATCTTTGATTTCATCCAGTAAAGCGTCAAGTTCCAGTCGTTCATCCATCTATATACTCCTCTGCTAGTTCTACATAATTAACCATCTTTGGTTCTTTGGCTTGAGATTTTACAGCAGGTAGTTCCTGCAAGTCAGGCCAGCAAGAAAATCTGTAGTCGCAGAATGAACATTCTTTGCACAAGACTTTATTGCCTGTCTCTTTACCCCTAAATGTTTCAGCCTGTGCGTCATAGCAACGCTCAAACTTATTCTCTTCTAACTTCTCCACAAGATTCTCAATCTTCTGAATCTCTATGTCGATGTCTATATCTGCTGGCACGTATTTAAATTTACCATTGGCTTTGTTAATTACCCACCAGCCCCCAGGTTTTTTGTCAGTGGCTTTTGCATAGCCAGCAAGCTGCCCTACGTAACCAAAGGAATCATTGTCCTTCAACACCTCGTATGATTGGAACTTGTGCTTGTATGACCAGTCAGACGCAGACTTAACGTCGTCAACTGCCTCGTCAATAATTAAGTCATATGTGCCATCAATGTCTGCATTCTTCAAAGGTAATGTCACACGTTCAGAGTCTTGATACTCAACTCTTGCCTCTCTCAATATACCTTTAAAGACTGCCTCAATGATGTCACCAAGCATCATGTTCATAACGAATGTCGTGGGGCGAGGCATAGCTGTCTCTGGCTTGTTCTTTTCAAACCATAGCTGACAGTATGGCCTACCCACATTAGACATACGAAGGCGAAAGCCCTTTGGTTCAGTCCTGTTGAACTGACGTAGGACAGCTTCCCTAACATCCTCTGCAACTTGTGCAGCATTTTCACTTGAGAATGTCGCTTTATTATTTACGACACCCTCAAGATAACTGTGGATAGCGAGTTCAGCAGGATGATTAAGACTATTCATCGTCTACAGTTACCGTGATGAACTCTTCCACAACGCTTTCATCTTCTTCCGGCTCACCATGCGCAGCCTTATCCCATTCAGACAAGACCCACGTATTGAAGTTTTCGATATATGTCATAAACTCTTTGAATACACCTTGGTCCTCTGGTGTAACCTCAAGATTATTCTTCATATCAATATCAACCACAGGCACATAGAATGTAGAACCAGTCGGAAGTTCACGACCTTCTGTTTCAACAGTCATGTTATGTTGTGGGGGAAGACGATTCATCTGGCCCAGCTTATTAAAAGCCTGACCCACATTCTTGAAGCCTTCCTTGCTATCGACTTCCCAAATGCAAGGCACATCAGTAACCTCTTGTGCGTCACCTTCCTTGGTTACACCGGACATAGATGCAGTACCAAACACAACGCGAACCCTACGTATCTGACGAATAAGTTCCTTTGTGCCATCTGGCAACGCATCAAAGTCTTGAATGTACCCCCCAGGTTTTCCACAGTTGAACGTGCCACCAGTATCTTTCAGGTCAATGTCTAGGTTATTTGCCATGACAGTTTTCTGATAGTTGTTGGCATTGCTATCGTATCGCTGATACATAAAGCGTTGAACAAAGGGACGCAGTACAACCTTGTCAGCATAGATGACTTGATTGTCGGTGTTCTGCAAAGCCAACGCACCAGCAGATACAACTTCCATCTTCACGGTTTTACCATTTACGTCGGCATCCCCCATGATAGCCTTCTTGTTAATACGCAGCCGTGCCAGACTAGACTTCTTCTCGCCTGTGTCATAAGCCATGCCCATCATCTGCGCCATAGCTGCGTAATTGTTGGTATCAATAGTTGATAGTTCACTCATATTTGTTGACTCCTTTCTGTGAAAAATAAAGACGAGTTATATCACATTACGTCTTTCGTGTCAAGCCAATTCGGACCAATCTTTGCTTCTAATACAAGAGGCACATTGAAGTCGATGCCCCACCTACTAGCTATTAGTCCAGGTAATTCTTTATTGGTTGTGTCAATAGCCTGTAACACAAGCCTTTCTTCCATCGGATGCATATCAATCACAATACTATCATGCACACTGTTTACAATGCAAGACTTGGCGTAGTGTAATAGTGTGTCAATATGTAGCAAAGCAACAGGGACAATATCTGCTGTAGCCAATGACTGCACAGGATAGTTTTTTAGTTGCGTGAAGTGTGACACACGCCCACTCTCCAGTCTCTGTACATCAGGAAAAGAAAACTCCCTGCCGGAAGGCGTAACAACCTTCTTGTTTTCTAAAGCCTCTTTAGCCAGTCGGGAATGCCAATGTGCGATGCCTTTATATTTCTCCGTGAAGTGTGTGTAATACTCTGCTTCCGCTGGCGTTCTCCCAAAGCCCGTTGCTCCATAAAGAGGCGCGAACGTATGCGCCTTTGCTTCTTGGCGACTTGTCGGTTGACCAGCATCAGTAATAACTTGACTGGTATATGCATGTACATCAAATCCTGTAGATACTTCTTCAATTGCAACTCCATCT